CCCAAGATGTGATAAATATCTTAGTAAAAGTGCACAAGAATGCCCTCCTACAGGTTCAGATCTGAAAAATACGTCAGCAGAGGATTCAAGGACTTAGCAGTTTCGTTTAACGCTAACCCTTCTACTGGCGATTTTGGTGTGGTTAAGAATGAGAATGCTATAAAGCAGTCTGTTCGTAACCTCATTCTTACTATGTTCGGGGAAAGACCATTTCAAAAGGATATTGGGTCAAGAGTAAAGGCACTTTTATTTGAACCATGGGATCCATTCAGTGTGGATGCTATAAAAAGTGAAATATTTAACTGTCTTTCGAGACTTGAACCAAGAATCCAGGTGACTGGGGTTGGACTTCGTGATGATTCTGAGATTAATTCCGTCCATGTATCAATAGATTACAAGATTGTCGGAGAACCTGTATCGCAAAACGTCGATTTCCTCCTAGAGAAGGCATAAAATGGCAGCCATACCATCACAATTAACGTCTTTAGACTTCTTTGAGATCAAAGAGAGCATTAGGTCGTACCTAAGGACAAGAAAAGAATTCACAGATTATGATTTCGAGGGTAGTTCTGCGTCATATCTGATTGATATACTTGCATATAACACATATTATACTGCTTTTAACGCTAACATGGCGTTGAATGAAGCATTTTTAGAGACTGCAACTGTTAGAGACAACATTGTAAGGATCGCAAAGCAGTTAAATTATACTCCAAGGTCAATAAAGGCACCTAGAGCATGTGTTAAGTTGGTTGCACAGACTACAACATCACTAAATGGTACGACTTATCCAGAATTTGCCACCTTAAGTAAGGGTGATGTCTTCGTTGCAGACAATGATTTTGATTCTTATACCTTTGCATTGACTCAAGACATAAAAGTTGCTGTAGATTCATCTACTGGACAAGCAACTTTCGATAATGTATTGGTATATCAAGGAAATTTACTACAATACAACTATACAGTTGACTATACTAAGCGTCAGGAATTCGTTATCCCTGATGATAGGGTAGATACTGGTCTTTTGGTCGTGGATATTTCTCCAACTGCCCAATCTTCAGAGACAGATACCTATTCTGCTGCTACAAACGTCACAAATGCTAACGCAACTTCCAGAATTTACTATTTGGAAGAGACTGATGACATGAGATACAAGGTTGTCTTTGGTGATGGGTCAATTGGACGTAAATTAATCGATGGTGAGTACATAAAACTCACTTATGTGTCTACAGATGGGGTTGAAGCTAACGGTGCGAAGGCATTTGCCTTTGTTGGTAACGTAACTGACTCCGATAATCGTGCAATTAGTCCAAATGCGATTACATTGACCACAAAGGACGCTGCTCAAGACGGTGAAGACCGTGAAACAGGTCTTTCAGTCAAGTTTAGAGCACCAAGAGCGTATGCAACCCAAAATAGGGCGGTTACAGAGAATGATTTTGAGCATATTGTCTCTGAAATCTATCCTCAAGCGGCATCCGTGACTGCTTTTGGTGGTGAGAAGCTTTCTCCACCTGTTTACGGTAAAGTTTACGTTGCAATCCGTCCAAAAACGGGAAATAAGTTGAATGCAACGACTAAACAGAAGATTAAGAAGGATTTATTGAAATATTCGGTTGCTTCAATCGAGCCAGTCATCATTGACCCAACAAGTTTCTATGTTATCCCTAAATCTTACGTTTATTTCAATGGAAATGACACTTCTTTGACTGGATCTCAACTTGGTACGAAAATTCTTCAAGGAATTGACGAATATAACAAGAATGGTCAGACAAATAGGTTTAATGGACGTATTGATGGATCTAATTTCGGATCCATGATTGATAATAGTGATAATTCGATTTCTGGTAACGTTACCCAAATAACTTTGGGTCAAAACCTTGATCAATTCACTTTTGGTAATGTATTTACACAATGTTTGAATTTCGGCAACCCACTTTATGATCCATCCCAGTATTCTGGTAGTCCTAAGGATGGAGATGGCACTGGTGACACAAAATGTAAGCCATCCTTCTCAACAGTCAAATCTGGTACATTTTATGCCACTGGATACACTGAAGATTTGGTAAATCTTACACTTAGTGGTGGTTCGACTTCTGCACAGATAGTAACTCCTGGAATTTCTACTAATCTTACAAATCAAGTTTTGGTACCAGTAAATATAAGAGATGACGGTATGGGTAACCTAATTCTCGTTACAACCAGGGATGAAACCGAGTTAGTGCTCAATGCTTCTGTAGGAGCTGTTGATTATAGCACTGGTCAAGTCTGTGTTGGTCCTGTAGCAATTCAGGGCACTCCAGATGACACTGAGAGACTACCAATTCAGGTATTACCTGCTGGTGGATCAATTACAGTCCCACCAGGAGTAGATCCTACAATCTTTAACCCATCAGTCAATCCGATTGACTATACAATCAACGATACTGCAATCCCCACCTTCGATCCGAATAACTTTAATGGTTATAATTTCGGTCCGATAGGGGGTATAAATATTATCGACTATCCGACGGATACCTTCACATATCCAGTCAGCGAATCCTGTTTCTAAGATAGATGCCAAAGACAAAGAATATCAACGTCTCTGATAGGGTCGAAAATCAGTTACCTGAGTTTATTCGCCAAGAAGACAGACAATTAGTCAACTTCTTGTTTGAATATTATAAGTCTCAGGAAAAAACAGGTCGTCCTTACGATATACTTAATAATTTACTAAGATATCTAGATTTAGACAATTACACCTCTGAGCAACTTGCAAGTGCAACCTTATTGCTTAAGGATATTGGTCTGAACAATGAGAAGATTGAAATTGAAGGTATAAATGGATTCCAGGAGCAAAATGGCTCCATAATGATTGATAATGAGGTAATTTACTATGAATCTGTTACTCGTGGTCCTGATGTTATTGTTACTCCTGGGATCTCTTACCCACAATTCAATAAGAAGAAGCAACAGCTAGAAAACCCATTTATACTGTTTGATGGCACTCGTAAAAACTTCCCATTAAGCTTTTTAGGCACTCCAGTAGCTCCACCTTCTGCTGAACACTTAATTGTCATTACTTACAATGACATGAAGATCCCTAACGTCGATTATTTCGTCGAAGGGTTAAATATTCGTTTTGAAGAAGCACCTAGAGATCAAACTGGTGCAGATGACTCAGAATTCACTAGAGTGACATATTTGGTTGGATATTCCGATCAAACGATCAAAACTATGGATGCTATTCCTTATCAGGAGTGGCAGAACACTAAAATCTATCCATTACGGATAAACACCCAAGATTATACTCCAACTTCTGAGATTGGTCTAGTAATTAACAAAAATGGTCGTTTACAAATTCCGTACGAAGATTTTACCGTTTTTGAGAATAAAGTCGTTTTCAAAAATGAAATTGGAGCTGCTGACGCTATTCATATTAGGTCTGTTGAATATAATGCTCCTTCTTATGGTTCAGGAGCCTCAGCAATTGCTTCAGTTAGTGATGCAGGTCAAATAACCAGTTTAATCCCTAAAGAGGGTGGATCTAAGTATAGAATTGATTTTGCACCTAAAGTTACTATCACAAGTAAGACTGGTAAGGAATCTACAGCAAGAGCTCTGATTGGTGGTATTAAAGACATCAATTTGATAGATGGTGGTCAAGGTTATACTTCTTACAACCCACCAATCCCAGTTGTCGCTTCACCGACTGATCCTAACGGTACACCTGCTAAATTAAGTCTTACAGTTAATGATACGACTGGAATGGTCGATTCATTGACTATTACTAATAGTGGTAGTGGATATAACTTCATTCCTGCAATATCATTCAAGAATCCTGGCGGTGCTTCTATTGGTGCTCCTACTATTGACTCTGAAGGAAGAATTGACGTAGGATCCATTGCAGTTACGACAATGGGTAGTGGATATAGTAATCCACCTTTAGTATACGTTGATGAAGCACCTGATGGTGGAATCAATGCCCAAGCGATAAGTAGAATCAATCAAGACGGACAAGTTTATGAGATTACCATTACC